AGCCAGACTTAACTGACAGTTCAACAAACCCTGCGTTTAAAAACACGATAGAGCCGTAGCCGATATTCTGAGCTATGCCCGCAGGAATAATAAGAAAAGCATCACGCGCACCCGAATAAGGTGAGCCATCAGCTTTACGTACGGGAACTAGCCCGTATGGAGCGGCTGTAGTTGCCATTAGAATTTACCTCTAAAAAAGTTTAGTTAGGCTCCCTTACCAAAGGTAACCTTCGTTTTCCGGTCATTAAAGAGCGGCATACGTGGATCATTTTCTCGCATGAAGTTGTTATCTACCGCTTGCATCTGATTGTTAGTCTGAGCATCGTAATACCCAGTCCTCTCTTCAGCTAACTCAATTGGAGCTTTACACAGCATTAACCCTCCGATTACTACGTTATCTGCGAACTTATCATTCTCAGTAGTTACCATAGTTATTTCGGGGTGATCCTCTGCCTTTACAGGCTCCCAACCTTCACGCAATTTTGAAGACACATTAGTGGCATCAACATTACCGTGTGTACTTATACGTATCCAACGAAACACATAACCCGGCTCTTCGGTAGGTGAGGGCAAAACGTCTGGTTTTGTCCAAGACCTTTTTCTAGCTGTGTTATCACGAGTTTCAAGTTCACGATCTGTACGGTTCAGTGTATTTTTAGCCATTAATCTTTCCTCGCGTTTAGTGCAGCCTCATGTCGGGCGTATTCCTCAAGCGGTATGCCTAGCCTTTTAGCTAGAGCCACTTGGGTTCTCTTTAACGTCACTTTTTTAGATGACGTACTTCTTGTAGCTGGCGCGACAACATTAGATTGTCGTTTGGGTTTTGTATCTACTTCTACTCCATCAAATTGCTCTGGGAACAATTTACGCATACGAGTGTTAATAGTCTCGTAGTATTCATCACTAGATGGATCTACTCCACCTGTAATAAGTTTATCGTGCAAACCTCTTGCGTAGCCTGTCATTTCGGGATCGGAGTTGAACCAAGTATTTTCTTTGGCCCATTCCTGTGCACGATAGTCAACAGTACGCTGTTCAGTTCGCTCCTGTGGTATTTGTACCTGATCTTCTTTCTCTTGTAAAGGCTTTGGTTTGTAGTTAGCTAACTTATCTGCTTTTATCTTAGCATTAGTTAGTTTTTCTTGGGCATCCAATACCTTGTCACTGTCCCCAGACTCATAGGCACTTTTGTACTGGCGTTTAGCAGAATTTATCTGTGTTTCTAACGCTTTCTTAGCTTGCCCTATCAATACTTCTTGATTCTTATCTACAGTGCCTTTTAAGTTTTTATTCTCTTCTACAAGCTGAGTCGCTAGTCGCTCTAGCTCTTGTCGGTCTCTGAGGGCTTGTTCTTTCGCCCTACGTTCGTCATGGTAGCCCTTACTGAAATGCTTAATCCGGTTACGTACTTTTTCAGAGTAGTCTTCCAACTCCTCATCCGTAACTTCAGGCGGAGGGTCAGAAGGCTTACGGTTACGGTCAGCTTTAGGTACATCATCGACAACTTCAATCTCATATTCATCTTTCGGCTCCTGTTTGGCGGGTTTTTTAACTTCTTCCGCGTCAGTACCTTCTATCTCAATATCTTCTCCCCTGTCTTCTTTTTCATTAGGGAATTCATACTCAACTTTTTGGAACGCCATATATTACTCCTTACACTCGTGACACGCCGCGAGGATCGGCTACAACTGCTTCAATTGAGTCATCGTTCATTAACCGATACTCAACACCACCTACCTTAAATCTTGTACCTGTGTTCATACGGAACATTACATAGTCACCTTGTTCACACCACGGGCCAGTAGGAAACCGCTTCTTGTCTGTGTAGGCTTCGCTACCCATATCTAGGACAAGACCAATAGTAGACATTACTGTGTCTAGATGTACCTCTCTACTAGACTTAATAATCCCGCTGTCACCGTAAGTATCTTCTACCTGTGGCATAGCTACTAATACTCTGTAGCCTACAGGGACTGGTAGTTGAGCTTCTAACTCTTCTTCCGGTATTTCTTCTTGCTTTGGAACTGGGTTTAAATCAGTCATCGTCGTCTTCCAAGTAGTTGCGCGAAAGGTCATTTACGTGGTTTAAACAGGAAGTGAGACCTCGGAGCATTCCTGTTATCTCCTTGTATTGAGCAAAGTCTTTAGCTCCACCATTACCTAGGAAATCAGTTGCTGAAGACATGTCGTCTTCGATTTTACTTCGTAGCACGTCAAAGACGGTTTTAGCCATAGTTTATTCCTTCGGTTTATTAGAAAGTATGTTAGCTGCTTGGATATCCAACTGAGTGTTAGCTTGCCGTCTATCCGCCGCCATTTTTAGCCCATCTTTCTGCGCGTCCAACATCATCTCTTTTTCTTGTTGCTGGAGTTTTGCAGCACTAGTCTGAGCGTCAAGTTGTAACTCTTGCTTGTCTAAAGCAAGTTTAGCCGCATCAATCTTAGTGTTTGCTTGTTGTCCCTGTGCTTTGAGTTGTAGCTCGGCTTGTCTAATTTGCGCGTCAGCCTGATCTTTAGCGGCTTTGCGTTGTACTTCAGCTTGTTTAATCTGCATGTCTGCTTGTTGTAATTGCACGACAGGATCTTTAGCTTTAGCCATAGCTTCTTTCTGAGCAGCTTCTTGTTTGTTGAGAGCGGTTAACTGTTGTCCTGCTCTTGCTACCAACTGCGCTATATCTGCCGCGAGTAAGTCTGGTAACTCTTCATTGGGCAGAGGAAGCGTTGCGCCTAATTGTTCCTCAATCTTGTTTCTGTACTGGAACGCTAGGTGTTCTGCAATGTGTGCTTGTAATGCCGCCATAATTTGGTTGGCTTGAGGATTTTGTTTCGTAAGCCCCCCAATCATGGGGTCTTGGATAAACGCTACGTGAGCAGCTATGTGCGACTCGTGGTCTTGTTGTATAAACGCTTTTAAGGGTTTAGTCATCAGCGAGTTCATATTCTCGCTTACAGGATCTACTGGCTTTAGATCGTCCTCAATAGGTACTAACTTATCTGCGTTCTTGACTCCTAGAACTTCTATCATCTGCCTATGCAACTGTGGAAGATTATATATCTGAGGAGCTTGTTGGGACATCTGTAGCACTGCTTGGTACTGTACTACTCGCTGTGCCATTGTAGAGCTATTAGGATCACTTACAGGAATTACATCAACCAGCATGTAGTCTTCTTGTCTGGCAGATACTTCTCCCTTAGAAGGGTCGTACTCGTAATTTGCATCCGCATACTCGGCAATGATTGCCTTGAGCATCTTGAACTCTTGCTTCATGGCATAGTGAACACGAGCCTGTACTGCTGCCATAGGCTTCAGCGTTCTTTCTAACAATGCTAGCGTTGTACCCACTGGGGCGTTAGCCGACATGTCAGATATGTTCATGTCACTAATAGCGCCTAATCTACGACCCTCATTAGTGATCTTATCTAGCAAAGCTAGTAGGGTCTGACTTGGCTCCTTGTACGGTAGATTCATTATGTTGTCACGAATACTACCTGACGGCACGTCTACATCTTTGAACTCCCCCGGAGATATAGGAGTATCGTCGCCTTTAATCCGCAGCCCACGAGACTTTAGACCTCCGGGTAGGTTAGCAAGCGTACCAGCGTCCACCAGTTGCCGTATAAGCGATGTTCCCGCCCTAGCATACCCACCGATAATATGTATGAGTCCAAGGCCGTAGAAGCCAAATCCGGGGATATACACGTAATGGACAAAGTGTTGCCGCTTTAGAATCAACTCGTCATCAGGGTTCCAATTGCGCCGTATAGCCAGTATCTCGTCGCTACCACGATCTATAGTGACAATGTAAGGCTTGGCTATATCGTCCTCATCCTCGTCTACCCCTTCGATTATAAGATCAGCATGTACCTCATACAGAGCGTATCTATCGTCATCAGTAATAGAATAGCCGCCGTCTTCAGCTTTTTTCTCTTCGATATCGCTATGGTAGGGAGTTGGGTCGCCTAGTTCTACATCTCGGTAAAACCCACTTACTTGAAGTTTTCTAACTTCATTCTTTGTTTTTCGCATAACGTGCGTGACACGCTCCGCTGTTTCTATGTGAGACGCTCCATATGGCACGATAACGTCTTCTGCGGGGATATATACTGCTACCTGTCTACCTAGGTTAGAGTCGAAGTAAACTTTCTTGAACGCCGATCCTGCAAGTCCTAGGCTATATAACATGCGCTCATGTTCGGGACGGTACTCTACCATCACCTCTGTAAGCTCATAGTTCATGTCGGCTTTGACACGCTCCGCTGCTTCAGTTTTCTCAGGAGTCTCTTTGCCTATAACTTTTACACGTACTGGGCCACCAGCGGGGAAAGTTTCACTCATAGTCTCCGCTTGAAACCGTATCGCAGCTTCGGCTAATACAGTAGAGTGTACTCCACAGGCTCCTTCCCAAGGGGTTGTACGCTCTTCGTACTTAAACCCAAGGACATCTAAGCCTCTAGCGTAGGTATCTGCCCACTCTTTGCGGCTATCTATGTCTGAGTCTATTAGCCCAGCCAACTCATCTGCCAAAGAAGCTAATACAGACTCATCTAGCCCATCAGCTATATTGCTGTCGAAAGATATCTCACTGCTTTCCATGTCGGGTACTAAGGTGATCTCCACACTACCATCATCTAGCGTAACCATATCAGGGTTAACAATCTCGATTTCTAGTTGTTGCTCGACCACATCCCCTTTTTCCGCTGTATCTAGTCCTTCGGGAGCAGTAAATATACCTTTCTCAATCGCCATACTTCACCTCTTAGTAATATCCAGCACTGCGACGTGCAAAATATCTTTGTTCTTCAGGCTCGTCGGTAGGTAATCGTATGAACCCACCCTGTCGGAACCGCATTAGAGCCATGACGGTGGAGTCCACCAAGTCATCGTTACTCATAAATGGGAACCCCGCTATTTCTTCTACAACTTCTTCAGCCCAGCGTGTCTGGGGAACCCAGCACAGACCAGAAGCCACAATATCAGATACCGAGTTTAGCCGCGCTAGTTTATCACCCGAACCTCTATGCGGCGTATACTCCGATACAGGCAGTCCCATCCTACGCATTTCTTGGTACAGGGCTACACCAGAACTCTTCTTCTCCACGATAAATGAGTCAGGCTCCCAGTACTCATATTCTTCCATTGCTAGCTCTTTTAGCTCTGGAAACTCCAATCGTTTCTTAATACTGTTCAATAGTATTATATTATACGCATTCTCTTCCTCATAAAAGAAGACCCCCCACGTAGTTAATGCGGTAAAATCGGCCCTATTGTGCTTTTCTGCTGCCGCATCCAGTGACATTATGATGTATTCGCAAGATGGGGGTTCTTCGCTCATCCATAAATTCCACCACTCACGCTTTACAAGTGCAGCTTCTTCGGCAGTAGGTTCTTGCTGATACTGAGCATTCCACTGAAACGTAGGCATCGACGCTTTAGTACGTAACAGCGCCTCTAGGTCAAAGAACTCAGGCCACAGCGGTTTCTCTACAATTTCCTTAGTCTCTGGATCAACAAACTCTAGTATTGCAGGGAACTCTACTACCTCATACTGGTCAGACCGCTCGTTCTGGGACATGTCTTTAACAACACGCCCCGTTAGGTCATCCATGTGCCACCGTGTCTGGATAATAGCTACACGACCCCCCGGCATCAGGCGAGTACGCGCACCGAACGTATACCACTCGTAGGCTTTCTCAAACACAGAGAAGTTACCGTTAATCACGTCCTGCTCAGAGTGTGGGTCATCTACCAGCAGTAAGTCAGCACCACGACCAGCCAGTGCAGAGCCTACACCACAGGCGTAATACTCCCCTCCTGCGCTAGTATTCCACCTACCAGCCGACTTAGAGTCTACCGCCAACTTAGTAACCGGAAATATAGACTTATATTCTGGGGTGGCGATCAAATTACGCACTTTACGTCCGAAATCTACCGCCAAGTCCGTAGTGTGGGACACCATCATTACTTTTTTGTTCGGATTACGCCCCAAAAACCACGCTGGGTAGAAAATAGACACCA